CCCTTGGGAAAGGGCATGTCTCCCGCAGAGCCGTTTAAGGCTCTGTGAGGACCTCCAGTGATTTCCCCCGATGTAGGTGTTAACCCACACCGAAATCGGTCCACTGGGCGACCGGGCTTATTGGTAGAGAGGGGCCAACCCCTTCTGCTCGTAAGTAACATGCGGCACTAGGTAACCCAAAGGACCCCTCTGGGGCCGTACGGTTAACCGTTACCGTTATACAGGGGATACTCTCCAAAGGGAGAGTCTGGCTCCCACTGTCCCACCCTGTCAAGGGCGAGCCAGCGACCCCCCTAGATCCCCGTTCGGGGAGACTAGCACCGGGAATGGCAGATGTCGTACCGGAGGGATCCGGTCACGCTCTGTCGAAATCGACAAAACATGAAAGAACAACATCCACTCATCCAACGGGTAGCCCATCTGTTCGGTTGGACAGATGTCCAGTTGGAGGCCGCCCTGGCGGTCCTGGCATTCACGGATCGTCTTTCGGCAACGAGAGGCGACGTGAATACCGTGGCGTACTTGAAGGAAGCCAACCGGCTTTTCTCCAAGGCCGTCGCGGGACAACCTGAGCGGGGAGTTATCGACCCTGCTTTCATTGGGCTAGATAGGCACGGGTACCCGAAGTTAATACCTCGGGCACTCCGTAGACCCGCCGTCGAAGGAAGTTTCCTCGACAGGGCGATCGTTGTCGTCCTCTTAAGCCTTTACCGCGAGATTACGATCCCGGGTAAGCTTAAGCTCTGGACGATAACGACCGGTTGCCATGCACCGGATGCGAGCTTGTTTAAAGCCGTAGCTTGGTCGGATGCGGTTAAATCCTTCGTTCTCCAGCTGGAGAAGTTAGGGTACCGGCGACCAACACTTGATTCGTTAGTGTGGACAGGTCCACACATAACGAACAAGAAGGGCCCAAATGGGCCGGCTATGGCCAACTCGTACCTCGATGCCTTGGCCCTGTCGAACTCCGCCATTTGGCAGGAGTTTCAGAACTTCGTAGCCTGTCTGTCCTTTTCGGAGGACATAGGGCACTTGCACCCAGTTAACCATATCAACCGGCTCGCGGCGTACGCACGTCGATGGATTCCATTCGACGCACCGGCGCTAAAGCTCGGAAAGATATCGGCCAAGCTGGAACCTGCAGGTAAGGTGAGGCTCTTTGCTATTCCAGATTACTGGACGCAGAGCGTAATGAAACCATTACACACTCACCTCTACGAGATTCTGAAGCTCTTACCGACGGATGCGACGTTTAATCAGCAGGCTGGAGTCGAGAGAGCCAGACTTGCATCCCAGTCAGGGACCAAGTGCTTCTGGAGCTTCGACCTCAGTGCTGCAACCGATCGATTCCCGGTCGGATTGCAGCAACTGTTGCTTACGGAGTTATTCGTCGATCCACGGGCCAAACGGTTCTTCGAGCTTTGGCGGACCATACTCGTAGGCAGAGATTACACCTTAGGACGAGACGTCCGGGAGTATCTCAAGCCGGAAGAGTCAGGTACCGAGTCTGTTCGGTACGCCTGTGGGCAACCCATGGGCGCCTACTCTTCTTGGGCTTCCTTTGCTCTGGCTCACCATTGCCTGGTTCAGCACGCCGCTCGGCGAGCTGGTTACCAAGGAGATTGGTGGGAGGATTACGCCCTACTTGGGGACGATATAATCCTGTGGGGTGATACCCCACTCCATAGCAAAGTTGCTGCGGAGTACCTGGACCTGTGTAACCTTATTGGTGTCGACATAAACCTGAGCAAATCTCTGGTATCCCAACAGGGAGCCTTTGAATTTGCGAAGAACCTTGTCGCTGCCGGTAAACGGCTCACAATCTTCCATTGGAAGGAGTGGGACCGTGGACTTGCAACCGAGTCCGGTTTCGCAGAATTCATCAAGTTGATGATTTCCAGAGACTACGTAGTCACGCCCTCGCGAGCGGTTCTCACCTGGCTCGAGCACCGTGGGATAACCCTGAGACCTAGAGATCTCTCTAGGCCATTCGGGAGACTCCCTTGGCACGTGAGCCGATTGGTGATTCTCCTGTTCAGTCCCACGGGACCGTTCCCCATGACGGTAAAGTCGTGGTGCCGAGTATTGAGCTCATCACTCAAAGACTTGGGGGCCACGAACGTCGCATGGAACGAGTTCCCGTTGGAGGGTCGGCAGGTAGCCGCCTCTCCGACGGACCACGCTCTGATAACCTTTGATGAAGATCATTGGTTATACAGGGACGTCCTGTGGAGACTGTGGGAGGAAGCAGCCGTGAAAGCTGCCTCGACTGCTTTCCATGTCCGCAAAAGGCGGGCAGAGTGGATTCAGTGGATCTGGGATGATCTCCTAGATCGAGGGGCCCATGATATACAAGGAGAACTCCTTGAAGCCCTACTGAGTATCCACCCGGTCTTCACCGAATCCGAAAGGATTTGGAGGAGACTCTGGAAAGACGGTCTTCCGTACGTATACGGCGACTTAGCTGTCGGAGGCATGCAGTCACATGACTGGTGGATCGGGGAGGATCTTCCGGACAACCTAGGTCCTGGAGCTCTAATCCGACTACGGGCCGAGAGGCAGGCACTGCCTCTCGAGCGCTACCTGTCTTCGCCTACGCCTGAAGTCCAGGCGGTCTCGGAACCCAACATCCCTAAGGATGCTGAGGTCGAGAGACTACGGTTCCGCGCAGGTATGCTGCTTCGAGCTCACAAAGCCATCGGTTGGGAATTGACCGAAATGGACCGGCTGAGAAACTTGAAGACAGATGCTTCGTCAACCGAGACCAGATACGGTAACCTCCAGCCTACCACTCCTGCCCTACGGGAGATGACGACGGCAGAATCCATCGCCCTGTACGAGAAGATCGAGCGGGCTCGCGCCGAGGGGCGGAACCCATCTCGGATCTGCGACCTCTGATTATTCAAAGGCCCGAACCGTTCGGTTCTCTCGTTAGGTGCCATGGACCTGTCCTCAGGGCCAACCCCTCGGACTCTGTTCTCCGTTTTACGGGAGGAGAGCGGAGAGGTGACCATAAGGTGGTCGCCATCCCTCGTCTGACAAGACTTGGGATCCGGTTCATCAGACCAAATGGTGTGATGGGTACCAGTGCCAGTTGCGCCTAAGAAGGGCGGGATGCCCCCTTCGGCCAGCGTGACTGGTTGCACGAATGGAGGACCTCTACCCGAGGTGAGAATGTGCCATTCTCGAATAGGGTCCGTTGCCACCAAGACGGTATACTCTCCCGAAAGGGAGAGGGGTAACTTGGTGGGTCCCTCTTGCCCAAGCATAGCGCTTGGTGAGGTCCGCTTCTGGGGCGGCCTTGCCTGCGGCAAGGGAGGACAGGGGGCCTACCCGGGCCCCC